TTCGTGAGGTGATAAATGTTAAGTGCCAATTCTAATGACGGCAAGTCACTTGTCTTGATTTTCCCTCTTGACAATTCAGGCTGCTCTCATTATAGACTAAGATGGAATGCAATGTATTATGCAGGGCATGAACACCTTGGCTTCAAGCCAGTGCTTATGCCTTTCCCTATTTTTGATGGGTCGTATCTAGCTGCCGCAAAGGCTCTGGTATTTCAGCGTCCTATCACGCAGGGACACATTGAACTGATTAAGCGTTATAAGGCTCTGCAGCCGAAGTTCGGCTACAAGATGGTCTTTGAAGTTGATGATCAGGTGTTTAAGATTGACGGTGAATGCATACCGGCATACAACACAGCATCATTACATTTTACAGGCGAAGAAACCACAAATGTTTGCCGCGTGGTGTTGCCTTTGTTTGATGAAGTGGTTGTTTCAACTGAATACTTGAAACGCAAGATGGAAGAAATTTTTGACATTCATAATGTCACTGTCATTCGTAACGTTGTGCCGCGCTTCTTGTGGTCATACCCAAGAAAAGCTCACAAGACAGAAGACATTAAGAAACCAACAGTACTTTACTCAGGTTCTCCTTGTCACTATAGAAACCCTGTTCCGCCACGCAATCCTTCGCCACAAGAACCCAACGGCTTCCCTGGTATTACTCCGTTGAAGGGCGATATGGACAATGCGTGGTGCGACTGGGTAATTAAGAATGTCAAAGAAGGCAAAATCAACTTCATCGTGATGGGTGCCTTGCCTTGGTTCTGGGAGTGCATCAAGGACCAGATTACATTCATTCCTTGGGTAGACTGCAATTCATTCCCTCGTCAGGTAATGGAAACCAACGCAGATTTCTCGTTCGCACCGCTTGTGAACAACGCCTTCAATAAGTGCAAGTCAAGCCTTCGCTTTACCGAATCTTGTGCGGTTGGACAAGTCTTTATGGGCACTGTATTTGCTGCTGATAAGGACTCGCCATACGAAGAAATTCATCCAGAGTGCAAGTTCCTTGATAATGTCACTGTGGAAGAAATTGACGAACGCTTCTGGGAACTCTGCAAGAAAGACAACTATAACCGTATTCTTGATTGGCAATATAAGTTTATCAACGATGGCGGTTTCTGGCTAGAATCAGATAAGCACACTAACGCCTGGCTTGAAATGGTTGACAACCAATGTGTAGGCAAGAAGTTCATCTAAGATTTCCGGCGTAACATTAGGGGGTAGGTTCGCCTACCCTCTTTTTCCGTATAAATACAATAAAGAAGAGGCTACATGAATTTTGAAGAGTATTGTAATGAAGCGCTGAAAGTCAAGTATGTAGTCCGCAACGGTAAGCGAAAGAAAAAATGGGTTACTACGAAGAAAGGCAAATACAAAGTAGAATATGAAGATGGCCGCCCCAAGGAAGTTCGCATTACTGCAGCTGAACGCCGTCGCAGAAAACTTGGTCAGCGAAAAGGTAAGCTGAAAAGAAAGGCGAAAGTCGGCATCATTGAACTACGCCGTAGGAAATCATTTGTCGCTCGTCGTAATGCGGGTATGGCATATAACAAGAAAATACCTGACATTGTTTTGGCACGAGGACCAGAAGGAAAGATCGGTGGCATACCCGGTCCAAGAACGCTGCACCCCGCAAATGAGAGCTATCTGGTAGAAGCTCCACATGCCTACTTGTTCACTGACAACGAAGGCAATGATTACTTCTGGGATTTCTATTCGGAAATAAACAATGACTATACATGGCTTGAACAGATCGTTGACATCTACACCAAGCATGAACTGATATCATTGAAGCCAGATGCCAACAATAGCGGTTATGGCGATGTAATTGAATTTGGGCCAGAATACCTTGACGAGATAACACAGAATTTGATGTTCAACTTGGCATTCGTATCTACTGCGGCACATGATTTTGTTTATGCTCCGAAAGAGATACAAGATAGATTTAGAGACAACATTCCTGCTAAGTTATTTACCGCTATTCAACCTTACATTCGTAAGTATGAACTAGCCCAATAAATAATACATAAGTGAGGTTAATACATGCAGTGGTCATTATTAAATCCGTTTAGCGACAGGTTCTTGCAAACTACGCCAGACAAGGCGCAGACAAGAGAAACCCTTGCTAAGCTGAATTCATACGGTGTTGGCGAAGACACCCTTGACTTGAGCAAACTTGTTCGCGGTTATGGCGCAGGTTCTCCAGTCTATCCGTATGAACAGAATAACATCATCTTTGATACCGTATTCACAACGAAGCGTCAAAGAATAAACTACTATCGCACAATGGCAAAGTATGCCTTCGTAAAGAAGCTGCTTACAATCATCTCTGATGAATGCTGCTCCAAGAGGGCAGATGGCAGTGTTGCTACATTTGACATTGACCCAGCCTACAAATCAAAATTCACAGAAACTGAATTTAACGCTTTGAAGGATCAGTTCAATTACATCATCAACGCTGTCTTCAAGAAGAACAAGATGTGGAAGTATTTCAACCGTTGGTTGACTGACGGTGAACTCTTCCTTGAAATTTGCTTGAATGATGACAAGGACTGCGTCATGGGCCTAAAGCAGTTGCCGCCTTACTGCACGCTTTGCGTGTATGATGAAGGCATCTTGACTGGCTTTATTCAGGACCCATCATTGATTAGTGGTGAATACGAAAAGAATCAGGTAAAGACATTTACACGAAACCAAATCGCTTATTCAAACTATGGCCTATACGGCAATAACTTGAATGACGTTCGCGGTCACCTTGAAGCAGCAATTAAGCCTATCAACCAGCTTCGTGCTATGGAAGATGCTCAGGCAGTTTACTTCATGGTTCGTGCTCCAGAAAAGCGTTTGTGGAAGATGTATGGCGGTGGCTTGCCAGTGCCTAAGCAGCAAGAATTCTTGCAGCAGTGCATTGCCCAATATCGCCGTGACCTAAACCTTGACCCACATACCGGTCTTGTAAACGGTGCAGCAAATACACAGGCATTGTCTCAAGACATTTGGTTCCTGCAGGATAGAAACGGAAACTGCTCAACAGTTGAAACATTCCAGGGCGGTACCCAATTCAACGGTATGCATGAAGCTATTGAAGGGTATAAAGAAATGGTCGCCGATGCTTTGGAAGTTCCAGCAACTCGTTGGAAACTTGAAGCCGGTACTGCCCAATACGTTCAGGGCGTTGAAGGTTTGAGCATTGACGAATCTTCGTTCCAGCAGCGCTGTGCTCGTTGGGCTGAAGACTTCGCTGATATCATCAAGCAGGTCTTCATGGTTCAGCTTCAGGTTGCAGGATTTGAAGACAAGTACCTTGACTCCGACGCATACGACATCAAGCTAATTCCTTCTACTGACACTCGCCGTTATCGTGAAATGGCTATCGCAGAAAAGGGTGCTGGTATTCTTGGTGGTTTGGTGACAATGATGCCTTCTCGTTCAAATGTCAAGGACGATGGCGAAGATCAGCCGCCTATCCTCTCTAAGCAATTCGTTTTGGAGAAATTCCTTGGATTGTCTACAGAAGACCAGTTGCTTAACAAGAAGATGCTTGACCGTGAAATCGCTGACATCCGTGCTGCTCAGGACGCTATCAAGGAAGAAGGTGGCGATGAAGAGTCAGAAGACGAAGGCGATATGGAATTCTAATAAATACAATATAGAACGAAATAGGAGATTTATATGGCAGAAAATAATATGAGCGTTTTCACAACTAAGATCAAGAACCTACCTGACCTTGTGAAACAGTATCTCTTCCAGGTAACCTTCCAGTTTGACAATAAGGAACTGGCAGATATGCTTGGCGCTGAAGATTTGATGCTCCGTGCTAAGACTGCTTCTATTCCGCAGAAGACATTCGGTGAACTTTCAACTGAATATATGGGCTCTAAGCTCGTATATCCTGGTAAGGCAACTGTAGATGGTGACTTGACCATCCAGTTTGACGAGTTCCAGGACATGACCATTTCAAAGCTCTTGCACAGATGGTCAAACTTGATGTTCAACCATGCCATTGACGACGACATTGACGCTACTGGCGTTACTGGTGGTGCATTCTCAAACTACCTAAAGGACTATACAGCAACCATTACTGTTGACCTTTACGATTCTACTTTGACAAACAAGCTACCTATTTCTTATAAGTTCCGTTTCGCATGGCCGAAAGAAATTGCTTCTGCAGAATTGAACATGGAAGGTGACGCTAAGGTTACTCGTAGCGTGACTTTCAAGTACTCAACATACGAAGTAATTTCAAATGTTGGATAATTAGAGGTATCAAATGAATTTTGAACAGTACTCAAAGAACGAAATCGAGCACCGCAATACGCAGGTGAATGAAACCACCCAGCAGATTGGCGAGACAGATAAGTTCAAGGGTAATAAGTTCGTTGGACCGCATCATCACGAATACATTCTTTGGGCACCGAATATCGGTTGGGGAAAGACCGGCGATGCTCTCGATGATCCAAAGAAGGGTGCCGTGAATGTGCCTACTCATGAACATATGATTGTTGATGGGAAGTGCCTTGAAGCTGCTGGTCACACACACGAACTCCTTGCTCCTTCAAAGACATTCTTGTCAAATGATCCGCCTAAGCGTGGCGTGGTGACAACCGAAACAGATGCACAGGTAAAATAATGGAACAGGAAAACATCGGTAAAATTGAAGCTGATTTCTTGAGCTTTCTAGCCAGCACTACAGATGCTGAGACAATTAAGCTCTACACATTTGCCCTTGATGCTCTGACATTCGCAAACAAGATTCAGGTTTACCACTGGACTTGCAAAAGCGGTTTTCATCACGAACATTGGCAAGTTGTATATGAAGCAATTCGCGACTTTGCCGATGCACTTGTTGAAACTGTGCTTTCAATGGGCTACGAGTTCAAGATTGACACCAAGAGCTATATGATTACAGCAGAGCCTTATGATATGTCTATCGCAATGCTGAAGTTGACCGCGTTCCGTGAAGAATGCGAAAAGCTCAAAAAGCAGTATCAGTCTAAGGTATCGCTTGACAATTTGTTCGCTGATATCATCGAGAAATTGGACAAGGAAATTGGCTTGCTCAAGAATTTCACCTAAGGTAATCAAATGAAGATGGAAATAAATGAAGCGCTGGAGGCATTGAATAAGGCTGGGCTACTGGCTGAACGATTGCCGGCCTGTAAGAGAGGAAACGGCGTTCGTTGGTCTGGGTATACATTCCGTAGACCGAAGGCCAATGCCTCATACGTCAAGATCATGAAGGTTATCACTCAACTTGACAATTCTGCCACAAAGAGGGAAATCTACGATGCTCTTGGCTGGGAATACTCGCACGGAAACCGTTCAGGTATTTTCACTGCTTTGGCTGACGAAGGGTATCTTGCATTTGACCCTGCTACTAAAAAGTGGTCAGTAACTGACGAAGGTGCACGATTTATCGAGTATAATGAAGACGCCTTTGATGATACCAATACCAATCTGCAGGACGATAAAGATGGCTACGTCTAATCAGTAGCAAACAATTTAATAATATCCGATGGGTCAAACCATCGGATTTTTTGTTCTTGAAACATATAAATAAAATAAGAGAAGGTTGATAAACACCATCTCGGTGTATAAAACAAATTGGAGGATTGAATGGATAAAATCTACGAAAAGCTTGCAGCTGTTCTTACTCCTGAAGATTTGAATGAAATCAAGAATTCATTCCAGTCAGCAGTTGATGAAGCAGTTCAAGCAAAGCTTGATATTGAAACTAAAAATCTTGCCAAGAAAGCAGCTGAGTTCTACGAAGCAAAGCTAGACGAAGCAATTAAAGCTAAGACTGCTGAACTCGAAGAACTAGCCAATAAGTATTGCGAACAGCGCTGTGCTAAGATTACTGAAAACGCACAGAAGAAGCTTGACGCACAACAGAAAAAGTTGGAAGAAGCTGCTGAACAGTACTGCTACCGATTCTTTGAAGAAAAGTTCAAGGAACGCTACGGCGAAGAATTGGAACAGATTGAAGCAACCATGGTGGAATCCATGGACCGCTGGCTTGAATTTACTATTTCCGAAAAGATCAGTCCTAAGCTCATCAAACAGACCGCTGTTAACGAAACATACGAACCTATCATTAACGTTATCAAGAGCGCTTTTGAAGATAAGTTTGTTCCGCTTGACACAACTGGCTCTGCAAAGATTCGCGAAGCTAAGGCTCAGAACGCTGAACTTCGTCAGTCTCTTGACAAGCAGGTCAAGGAAAGCATGAGATTGGCTGAACAATTGGAAACCGCAAACAAGAAGGCTTTAATTGCTGAAAAGACAAACGGCTTGACTACAGCACAGTGTGCTCGCGTTAAGAATTTCTTTGAAAGCAAGAGCTATTCCGAAACCAAAATGGATATTGATGACTACGTAAACATGATTTGCGAATCTGCACCCCGCATGATTAAGCCTCATGCTCAGCGTATTACGGAAAGCGTTAAGCCGAAGACTGCATCTCTCAAGATTGAAGATACAACTGAAGATATTATCACTGAAAAGTACCGCCCAAAGAAGACCGCATCCTCATCGGATGAGTTCCTTCTAAGAGCTGCTTCATTTTCAAGAGAAATGTAAAAAAAGAAAAAATAAATAAAATAAAACGATAAACAATTTCGTGATTTTCGTAAAATCATAAACTCTTTTTGGAGGAATAATGCATAATCAAATCAGACGTGAAATCGTCGAACGTTGGACAAAGGAAGTTCCAGAAGGAATTTCAGTTGCCGACATTCAGAACAAATATATTCGCGAAAACGTTGCACAGTTGCTTCAGAACCAGCAGAATGATCTTTATTCAAATACTTTGAACGAAGACTTTGGTATCGGTGTTGGCGCTCCTACAGGTGCTGACCAGGGTATCCCGCATGGTGGTGACGCTAAGGCAGTTTTTGCTCCTGTTTCATTGGCTCTTGTTCGCCGTGTATTCCCGCAGTTGTTCGCTAACGTTCTCGTTGGTGTTCAGGCTATGCAGGGTCCTGTTGGCCTAGCATACGCAATGCGTCACGTTTACAAGGACGAACTAGACAAGGGTAAGGTTGTTGAAGCAGCATGGAAGGACGTTCCAGAATACTCTGGCTTCACTGGTTCTCAGGCTAATACCCACGGACCGGCTGACAGCGGTATGGGCGTTGAAACACAGGCTGCTGAAGCATGGTCAGTGAACGATCATGACGGTCAGGGTAAGATTCCTGAATTGGCTATCATGTTCAGCCGTCAGGCTATCGTTGCTAAGACTCGTAAGATCGCATCTAGCTTCTCTCTAGAATCTATTGACGATATCAAGAAGATGCAGGGTGTTGACATGGTGAACGACATGGTGAACGTTCTCCAGTACGAATTGACTGCAGAAATTGACCGTGAAACAATCGCTCGTTGTAAGGCTCTTTGCAAGCGCAAGGTTTTGACTCCTGCTAAGGACGCCGTGAACGATGGATGGGCTGGTCGTTGGTCTCAGGAACGCTTGAGCAACATCATCACCCACATCATTGCTCAGTCTAACGACATCGCAATCGCAACCCGTAAGAACCCGGGTAACATCGCAGTGGTATCCCCTGCTGTGGCAACTGCACTCCAGTCTGCAACCCAGTTCTTCAACAAGATTACAACTGACGTAACCGGTTCTACCGCAACTCCGGAAGTTGGTACATTGAACGGCGGTTCCATCAAGGTTTACCGCGATGCATACGCTGTCAACCACGGTGTTGATAATGAAGAAGTTCTCGTCGCATACAAGGGCGCATCTAACGATGACGCTGGCGTGATCTTCTGCCCATACGTAACTGGCGTCGTTAACCAGGCTATTGACCCGAACACCTTCTCACCTCGTATCGGTATCATGACTCGCTACGCATTTGCTAACAACATGCTTGGCGCTGACAACTACTACCGCTTGATGAAGTTTGAAGGCATCGCAAGCCGCGTCAATGGCAACGAATGGTAATCGGAAAACGGAAGTTAAACAATAAGGTAAAAGGAGAAACATTCTAATGAAACCTACAGTTCAAAATCCGGATTTCTATGCCGTTGGTAACGATTACGCTCAGGCTCCAATCTCTGCATTCTTCGATGCAGATGAATTGTGGACATCTGGTTCTTTGCTAGAAGCCGCTGGCTACGAAGCAACCGATGTGTCTGCTTGGGAAAACATCTCAGGTAACGTCGCAATTTTGATTGACACACCTAAGAACTATCAGGATGGTATCTATACTCAGCTCGCTGATACTCTCAGCGGTTGGAAGGATCCTGAGGGATTCAACAAGAGAACACTTCTTGTTAACCCATCAGCTAAGTATTCTGATGCTGATTATGGCCAGGCTGACGTTATCTATGATAACATTAAACCTGATGAACTTGACGAAAAGAAGCTGAACCCAGCTTTGCTCGACAAGGATCTAAAGGCCTAATCGTTAACGGTTAGAAAACATTAAGGGTGACCTCCAAAAGAGGTCACCTTTTTTGCGTATAAATACAACAAAAATAAATCTTATCGTGAGGTGATTTAATATGGAAAGCAAAAAGATTAGCAACGCCGTAGTTGGTGGTGACCTTGGTTCTGCAGCTGCTGGTGTTATGGCAAATGAAGGCATCTCAACAAACAAATCAAATATCCCTGAAGATGCCGTAATGATTAACAAGAGCCTTTTGCCGTCAAAGGGCAAGTACTATAAGAGTGACCTTTATGTCACAGAACTTTCACCGATTGACTTGAAGAACCTTAACTCCATGACTGAAGAAACAGCAAACCAAACCATCAACAGCGTTTTGGCAAACTGCATTCATGGCATCTCATATAAGGATATTCTTCAGGGCGACAAGGTGTGGTTGCTGTTCTACATTCGTTCAGTCACATACGACGATTTCCCAATTTTCGTGAAGTACTCTTGCCCATCATGTAAGAAGGTTGACACCTTCAAGGTTCGCCTCAGCGATCTTAAGGTCAACTACGCAAAAGACAGTTTTGAACCGCAGTTTGAATTGCCGAAGTCAAAGAAGGTCTTAACACTTCGCTATCCGACACTCCGTTTGGAAGAACGAGCACAGGCACTGGCAAAGAACGATCAGATCATTGAAGCAGTTGACCCTGAAATGGCTGAAATTGCCCTTTACATTGAAAAGGTTGACGGACAGGATGTGACACCGTATGAGGCTTACAAGTTCGCCAAATCAATGAAGGCTATGGACTTCGTGGCGTTCTCAAATTACATGGTGCAGAATAACATCGGTCTTGTGCCGATCGTTGAAATCCCATGTACTTGCGGTGAAAAGGTTAACAAGAAGATTGGTTTCACACCTGACTTCTTCTTCCCAGACTTCAAGAAATACGCAAATGCTTAATCTAACAACCTGCTAGGTAAAGAAAGGTGGTCTCCTAGGGCCACCTTTTGCCGTATAAATATATAAAGAGGCAATATGGCAAACAATACAGAATACACACGCTTTACTTATCAGCAACTTATTGAAGACTTCCAGACTCGTCTTCGTGCTGATGAAAGATTTAGAAACCTGTCAGCCGCTTCCATCTATCAGATGTTTATGGAAATGCTTACAGGCACCATGGATGAAACGAACTTCTTTATGCAGCGCGTTGCAGAAGAAGGTTTTATTGACACCGCTCGTCTTGATTCGTCAATCATCAAGCATGCTAAGAATTTGGGTTATTCACCAATTCGTCCAACGCCTGCTGAATGCGAAATTGCTATCAAGATTAAGGGACCTCTGCCTAAGGGACTCAAAGCTGGTGCTACCGTATTCTTCACCCAGGAAGACGCCGACTTGACATTCAATAACAACAGATATATGTTGTCAAGCGACTATTCATATACATTTGATGAAGATGATATTCGTGACGGTCAGTCATCAACATGGAGTAAGACTCTTATTTTCGCTAAGAATTCAACCGCTATGAAGTACTGGGTACTTGGCGGCATCAAGATGTATAATTCTGCTGATGCATATCCTATCAAGGCATTCCAAGGTGAAATTGCTGAACACGAAATTCGCGGCGTTTCAAACCTAAGAAAGCTTGGCAAGAATTATCAGTACTACGACATTGATGATTTGGAATGGTCTAACTGGTATGGCCGTCGTGATCCGTCTGCATACTCTCGCGGCAAGTTCTACAAGACATACGGTTTCACAAAGGTTGGTATTGGACATACTCAAGAAGAAGCCTGGTTAGAAGAAAAGCTCTTTGATATTGAAGACTGTTCAATCTATCTGAACGAAGGCGTTCAGGAGTTTGAAGACTCTGATGAAAATGATCCGTTGAAGGTTTGCTGCATTACCACTAACCAAGACAAGACTGTTCGTTTGCAGTTCGGTGATGGCGTTGTGGTAAATAACGGCTTGCTTCGTGAAGATGAAAACATTTACATTCGCTATCTAAAGACCAAGGGAGCAACAGCAAATGCTCTTGGCACAACTGGTTCTATGTTTAGCACAACCGCTCGCTTCTATGCCTCACAGGCTGGCGGCGTGCTTGACATTACCCAGAACATTCAGTTCCTCGTCAATTCAGATATTACTGGTGGTACTGATTTTGAAACAATGCAGAGCATCAAGAACAATGCTCCGAAGTATTTCGCTGCAGCTGGACGCCTTGTCACTGAACAGGATTTCGTCAGCTGGTTTAAGGCTATGACTTCGCCAGTGAAGGTTAAAAATGCTGGTGCATGGGGACAAGAAGAAATTGAAGAAATCTTTGAAGGTGGCAACACAACATATAAGTACATGCAGAACTGCATCTGCTATGCTATTGCTGCTAGTACCTATAACATCAATGGTAAGATAAACAGCGTCAGAAACGTTCTTGATGAAGATGACAACGCATTCGGTGCATTCACCGTTTACGGTTCAGGAACTGCTTATCTTGACCACTTGACTGACTACTTGAAAATGCTGATGAGCTATAACTCATTCCATCAGCAGCAATATGAACGCAACCCATCAAAGCAATGGTTGAAGAACATCAAGAAGATTCGTCAGAACATTGCTCCTAAGATGATTATGAACTCAAAGATTTATGCAATGCCTCCGTTCGTTCAGTATTACGATGTTTGCGGTACTGTTGAAATTGACCCGCTTGCAAAGATGAGCAATTACAAGCGTGAAGTTGAAAATCAGATTTACGAATGGTTGGATGAACACACCTCATTTGGTTCGCCAATCTATAAGGCAGATATCTTGAAGTTCTTTGCTAACCGCAATGAAACCCGAGCTATCAACCTAGACATCAAGGTCTCTGAACTAATTAAGGGTCAGGAAAATGTATTGTCTTACAACATCAGTAATAAGACATATACTCAGATCTACTCTTTGAACAAGAACCTTCCTGGCTCACCTGTTTACAACAACACAGGAACCAACATCAACTACAATGTTATCGCTTTGCCTTTGACTGACTCAAACGGCAACCAAATTAACGCTGAAGCATTGAGGAACAAGAACATTAAGATTCGCTTGTATGCCTACAACAGTGCAGATAAGCAAACAAAGTTCAGAAACGAAATTCAGTTCACACCGTATGAAGTGACTGAAACGGGTTCAAATGTAATCATCTCGATGTATGGTTATCAACAGCGTTCTCGCTTTGATGTGATAAACAAGCAAACAATGATGTATGTTTACGTCACATCAAAAGATGACTTTGCATCAACCACTAATTTCTCAACATCAAACGCTTCATCATACGGCTTGACACCTTCACAGGTTGCTAGCATTGAACAAGACTTGAAGCAGTGGATTCAAAATGCTACTGTGGTTCATGAAGCAGACCGTGCTATCGCTTTGCCGTATTACGTTGAGACTATGGATGAATTGACTCGTCAAGAAACAATCATGCGTGTGGGTGCTATTCAGAACCAGATGGAAACTGAATTGACTGAGAAATCATTCTGGCAGTATATGGTGCCGAAGATCATCCAGAAGTATTATTACCACTCATACACTGACATGAACCAACAAGATGTATCAGGCGAGCTCTGGACTAACATTACAAACCTAGTAGTGGATATATATAAACTGATGAAGGTGACATTCTGTGACTCTGTTCTCGATGACAATAACAACATTGTGAACTTCTCAATGACGAATGAATTGCCTGTTGTCCGTTTGAATATCACATATAAGTATAGGAGCTAATTTATGGCAATGTATGTTAAGTCTAATTACGATGGATTCGTCTGCACGGTGCAGGTGACATCGGATACGATTGACGAAATTGACTTGACTGCGCCTGACTTTCGCATTGACATAGTGAACCAGTTTGAGGCTGCCGACAATGCTCAACAGATTGCTATGCTGCTTGAGCAAAAGGCAACCGAGGAACAGAAGCGCGACCTTCGTGATGATATTGAGATACCACCCAATGATCCGATTTATCAAAACAAGAAAACTGGTGAATGGGTGACTACACAAGCCGCTTACGAATTGTCAGGTGGTGGTCCTTGGACTTATGCTGGATTGTCAGCACTGTATGATGACCGTATTGCTGCTTTGCATTACGCATCACAGGATGCTGCTGATTTGATAAACCAGCAAGTTGCCGGTATTTCATACACAATGGACCAAGCGAACTCAGCAGTAGATGCTTGTGAAAATGGAACCTCTGGAAAGAGAGGTATAAAGGACTACATCGCTGACACCAGTAACCCAATGCTTTCTATCACTTGTAATGGTAGCCAAACTTATGAGACTTCATCAACAAGTGGTGTGCATGGCATCGTTAAGAGCGATGTATTCGCAAATACCGATGATGAAACCTTGATTAGAAATGGTATGCAGTACTGGGTATCAAAGGACAAGAAGAGCTTGACCTTCCGTTTCATTCCGCAGGTGAACGCTGAATATAAGTTCCAGTCAGTGGTTGTGGTTTGTGCGCTTGACTATCAGAACATCGCACGCTTTGAAGTTTGTTTGATGCCTCGCTTGATTACAGGTGACCTTGAAAAATGCACCGATACCGATCCGCTTGGATTGAACCCACCTACCACAGATCCTATCGTGCCAGTACATGCTCGTGCCATTTCAAGTATTAACCCGCAAACACAAGAAGTTGAATGGCAGACCATTGAAGATGACTATCGTCCAGACTATGTGTTCAATGACGACACAGTAGACAATGACCACTTGTTCGTCAATAACACACCTTGGACAACTGCGTCAGATCCGGCATACCCACAAAAGACAACCGAATCTTTGACACCGCTTTATCAGTTGAAATCATCTGCATACATCACTGATGATATTGTCGGTTCCGGCTATACATACAACTGGGGTAAGTTCAAGTCAGAGATTTATGATTTTGGTGCTCTATCTTCAATGCCTATTCCATTCAAGATCGGCGTTAATGAAGTGACAGCAACTGGTGTTGACCCAACACCTAAGACTGCAACAATTCAGTTGGTGCCGTCATATACCGGACATGATGAAGAACTTGAAGCATTGAATACAGTCAATGTCAATGTATACGAAATCACACAATACATTGAAACATCTGCCAATGTGCCGAAGTTCTCGCAGAACCAAGTTAGAGTGACCGTAGCTATTTAAGAGGTATTATGCCAGGATTGACAACCCAAATAAACGATTATCACAAGAACAAATTTGAGGTGCGTTTTTCTAATGTGCCTAACATGACCGGCTATGACAAGATAGACATTCATGTGTTCAATAACTACATCAAGGGAATAAACATGCCTGACTTGTCTATCCCGATGCTTTATTCAACTACTGGTCAGTATAGACAGCTCCACCCGAGCCCGATTGGTTCTCGTGAACTGCAGACCGTGACTATTGAGTTCAAGATTGATGAACACATGTTCAACTATTGGATGCTCAGTTCATGGCTGTATCAGATGCGCTTCGGTAAGCCTTGTGGCAAGAAGAGCCTCAAGGGCGAAGAGCTGCTTCGCATGGACTGCATTGATGCTATTGAGGTTTGTGCACTTGATAACGATGGAAGAGTCATTTCAAAAATTCGTTTCAAGCACTGCATTATAAATAACCTCAGCTCATTGGACCTGAAGTATGGCACTGCTGAATTGGGAACAATGATAGCGACATTTGAAGTTGAAGAATTGGAGTTTTGTGTTGAGACTGGCGATGAAGGCGTCGTCAATCCGAATAAGGTAGATCATGGAAACGAATCTGTCTAGAGAAACACATTGTCTTGAGTGCGGCGGCGTCTTCAACGGCGCCGTTACTTTATGCAGTCATATTGCTCAAAAGCACATGTCTGTCCGCGACTATTATGACAAGTGGTGCAAGAAAGATGATAAAGAAGGCAAGTGCTTAACTTGCGGTAACCCGACTGACTTTAAGAATTTCACATTGGGCTATGAACGCTTTTGTTCAGTCCAGTGTGCTCGTCAGTACCAGCATTCTCACGGTGAAGAAACAACATACACCTGTAAAGAATGTGGTGAAGAATTCACAGGTAAAGACTCGAATGTAGCCGCCGTCAAATTTGGGCATCATTTGAAGAATGCCCATAAGATGACAGGTCAACAGTATTATGATAAGCACTTGAAAAAGGAAGGCGAAGGTATCTGTAAAGTTTGCGGACAACCGACTGCGTTCTTGAAACTGTCAAAAGGCTACGCAACATACTGTTCACGAGCATGCCATTTGAAGGTTGCCCACGAAGGCGCCAGAAAATACAATGAAGAAATCAAGGCATATCGTGAAGAAGAGACCAAGATCGTCAAGACGCAAGAAATGCTAGATGCAGAATGGCAAAAGGAGATTGCCGAACGTCTAGCTGAATTTGAAGGCGATAGGGAAACATCATATCACGCAGAGAGTGAGATACAAGGTTCATTTGGCGTTCAGACAACCTGGCTTTACTAATAAATAAATTAGAGGTAAAGTATGGCTGGATTAGTTGACAAGATGGCTGAATACATGAATGCTATGGCAGCCGCGAAGACAAAGGCAGATCAAGATGCTATTGCTCTTGATATGAGCGACAGTCTTCGTGAAATCGTCGTCATGCTTTCTGACATGAATAAGGTTCATGTTGAAGCATCGGATGCAACCATCGCAGAGTCAGCCGGTGTCGCAACGCTTGTTGATACAACAAAGCAAATGCTTGAGACTGGAGAAAAGGAAGCTGAGACTATGGCTAGCCTTGAAAGTCTACAAGCAACAACCGAAGCCAAGAAATTAGCTGCTGATAAGTCAGGTGGTATCATTGCTCAGATTAAGCAAACCGGTGCCATCCTGAAAGATATGGCAAAGCTTTCCGCAAAGGAATACATTCAGAATACGAAGGTCGGTAAGCTCTGGCAAAGTGTCAGCAAAGAAATGAAAAAGCAGGGTGCTGCAAAAACAAAGGTCATTGAAGGCAAGGGCGATGAAAAAGGTGGAGGCGGAGGAGAAATGCCTGCACCTGAATTGAACAGCGGTCTTATCGCATCAGAAATGGCTGGCGCAGCAGCAAAGGCGTTGAACCCGTTCTCATTAGTCGTTGCATTCTTGACTAAGGTATTGCCGCTCATCATAATCTTTGGCCTATTGCTTTATGGATTTATCAAAGGCTACTTAGACGGCGATGTGATGGACTTCTTATTGGTTGTGGGAGGCATAGTAATTGCCGCCTTCCTTGCCTATGTAGCATGGTGTTTGATTAAAGAAGGTGTCTTGCTTGCCTTCAAATTTGTTTGTGAAGTCATCAAGACAATGGCGTCAGTCGCAGCTGACTGGGCTGGCTATGCCTTGATTGCTGTCGCTATCGGTATCATCGTAGTCGCATTCATTGTGGTTGCTGCAATTATCGCTGTTGCAGTGGTTCTTGCTGTGCTTGGCATTGTCATCGCAATGTATATCTTGACAAAGGCCATGAAGGCAATGATGACCGACATGATTGAAGATATTATGGGTGTCTTTGAGGAACAACTTGGCAAGACCGAAGACATGATTAAGTTGACAATGCAAACGCTTTCTGAAGTTATTCCGATGATGGCTCAGAAGATGCTTGAAATGTCAGAGACTTTGAATAAAGGATTGACCCAAGTTATCAGCAGACTCGAAACATCGTTCTTAATGATGCAGGCTACTATGGATAGGCTTGCTTCGGAAATCTCGAGGATCTTCAACGGACTTGTTGCGGCTATTCTCGGATCTTATTTGAATAAGCAGATTGAGAAAACTCAGGAACAGCCTAAGCTGACTCAGGACGAACTGAAGGATCTTGTGGTAAATACAATGACGGTGTCTATGGAAATGGATAAGCTCTTTACTGCCCTACTTTTGGGTCAGATGGTTGATGCTTTCATGGATGCTATCACACCTATCACGGAAAATATGGCTGCAATAGGTCAAAATTTTGCCGCCGTTGTATTTTCGCTGCTTGATACGATTGAAGACCTTTATACGGGGGTTTCAAGCCTAATTATAAAACAGACAATAAAACTAATCAGTGCCGTAATTGACAGCGTAGAAGACATTACAAGCGCATTTTTGGGTATCCTCTTTGGCATGCCTATCGTCGGTTGGCTGATGGGGTTAGTTGGCGCTAATTCCTTCTCCAAGGCAATAGAACCTTTGGTGGAAAATACACGCCAGATTAAGGATTTGGAAAATGAGCTTTTGACGGCTGCATTGTCAAAGCAGGAAGGATACGCAAGATCCACCGCGGTAACTAACACAGTGACGAATGCGGAAACACAAGTGATTGACAGTGCTACAAACACAATCATGCCGACTGATGGGGAAACCGTTGAATCAGAAACTTCAACGCTTTCAAAGACACCTTCTAACTTTGTCACTGCTCAAGCCTTCAACATGCAGATGGGTAAAATCACTGCTGCTATGGACGATGTTGTTAAAGCAATTTATGCGACTGCCCCTGAGTCTAAGAAGGGTGGTTTGTTTGCTGGGTGGTTCTAATGCTTACAGTTAAAAAGGCACAACGAAATTCTGCTACTTACTGCGCTCCGGTGCAGCATACATCAACCGTATCTCTTTACTTGTATAACCCTGGCTTTGCAAGTCAGAGCCAGACGAACTTACCTTTTCACTCACTTTCAATTTTGAACCTTGACCCAATTACATTTACGGTTGAAACAAGCTGGAAGGATGGTGCAGCGGCATCAGTTGCTGGAAAGATAAATGAACTCATGAGCAACAAGTTCGTGAGAATGCTTTCTGGTCCTGAGTTCTTCCAGCCAGTCGCAACTGACAGCTGGTCACAGCAAGTTGTTGAGAAGGGCAACCCAATTTCCGTTAAGCTGAAATTCAGAGCTTATTATGAACCAGATGATGAAAAGAATGGCTCAGCAACTTGTTCGCAGAGCTACTTGAAAGTCATTCGTTTCTTCACTTATTTGACATCACCTCCAAAGCAGTATTCATTGTCTTCTGCAACCATCGGCGTTATCGCCAATGTGGCAAAGAACATTTCAAATACTGGTGAAAAGATTGGTACTGCAGTCAAGGGCAGACCTGATGATGAAAACATCGTCACTGCAACAGTCAAGTATACATTGGCCGCCCTTGGTGAAACAGCCGGTCTTGATTTGCCTGTTGACCATAATCATGCACAGCGCGGACAATACACGCTTTGTATGAGAACACCTGATTTTGGAAATGATGATCTTGACTGGATTGTTAAGAGTGTTAATGCAACACCTAGCCAGCAGTTTGTTATCGCAAAGAATGCGGTAGAAAAAGAAGTGCCTATGCCGCTGTGGGTTGACTTTGAAGTTGACCTTGAGACTAACATGGCGCCTTCAAATGCTCTTGCGAGCCGTTTCTTCTCTAAGAAGAACTATTACAATACTTCAGAAAAGAAATAATTATTTCTTGGCAGTGCCAAAGATTTGCGCCCATGTTGGGCATGAAGGCATTTGGTCCATTTCACATGACAAGCTAAAGTCATAGTAATAATGAGTACCCATGTCAGCGTTGTATTCACGAGACGGAGTGACTGACCAAGAATTAATGTGAACTGAAAATTCCTTTGTGAATATGAACGGGTAAATGCGTAGCATAAAAATGTTAGCACCGTAAAGACGAGGAGTGGACAACTTAGAGTCGCTGGTCAAGCCAGCATGTGCGCCGTTTACGCCGTCAAGAGCCGCATTCAATGCAACCTTACCAGCCTGGGCGTCCTTCTTGTCCTTTTCATCTTTGATGCCTTCAACGGCTTCATCAAGTTTAGCGGCACCTGATGAATTATCAAGCGTGCCGTCTTTATTTTTATACTGCTCCATCTGCTTAGCCATTGTTTCGCCGACTTCGTCTTTATTATCGTCGTCTTCACCCTCTTTTTCGTCACCGTCTTTTAGTGACTTGAACAAAGCAACAACACCGTCAAGTGCAGCGCCAACATTGTTCAACAAGTTATTGACATTGATACCGCAGTTGCTGTTCACAGGTGTTGTCAGCGACAACAGACGAATCCATTCTTTAGCAGTTCTTAGCTTATACGGACCAACCTTTTGTCCCGGATAACAACGGAACTTAAGTTCAAAGGATAGCTTTGAGCCACCCTTATAAACACGAGATGTTGTCTGGTCAGAGTTAAGCATGTGAACGCCGTCAGTTCCACCCTTCTGTGATAGAAATTCAAGAAATTCAGAATTTGCCAGTTTTTCAAGTTCATCGCCGATGGTCGCAGCCGGAGAGGCTTCCCATTCAGATGACAGATTTATTGACGGCAGTTCTTGCATAACTCCGTCCATCGTGACATTGCTTTCGCCTACCTTCGTTCTAAGGTAGAAATAATTGTTGCCGTATGTGGCCCACTTTTTGTTTTCGTTGTCAATGTTGAAATCTGCCATACAGTATTTATTCTACTGTATAAATACAAAAAGAGATAGCTATGTTAAATTATTCGGAAGTTTTCAACATTGAAAAGACAACCTTGCCGGTCAGCAAAAGCGACCTTCAAGGCATTCTGTCTAAAAAATCATTTATGGGTTTCGTTCAGTGCCCATATAACCGTTTAGTTGATACACTAAAAGAAATCTGTGAGGCTGAACAATACGAAATCACCGTTAACCCCGAGGCAATGTATGCCAACGGCAATAACCCGTTCCATCATGCTGACTGCGTAATTAAAGTTGAAGGTCTACGCAGCTTTGACGAATTTGCGGATAAGGTTGTGTCAAACGAGGACAGCAAAGAATGGACAGATTTCGTCACTTATTCTGAAACATTCAAGGACGAAATCAAGGCGCTGAAGGTGCAAGTAATTCAGAAGTGCTTGTGGAACGCACAGAACATTTCAAACTGGTTCAGCGACAATAACTTCTCCTTGCCACCAGCAAAGAAGGAACAGCTCACAACTGATTGGGAAGCTTTCAAGAATAACGTATTGCTAACAGGCGACCTTTATTCATTCATTGATTCTTGCGATGAAGGTGAGCTGCAGAAGGCTGCTAGCATCCTTCGTAAAAACCTTGTCAAGAAGCTGGAAAAATATCGTCCAGAACTTGACCGACATGTGAACAATAACACGAAGCGAGAAGAAAAGATTATCGTCAAGAATCCTGTCATTAACCGTATATTCATTGTTTCAAATTATGCAAGACAGTGCGAAAAGGACTGGCCGAAAATCAACTTTACTTCACTTGACCGTCGCAGCTTTGAAACATTGAGCTTGTGGAACGAGGCGTAAATGATTAAGAATAGCAATTTTGACTTCAGCTATGACTACCTAAGATTTGATACCACTTGGCTGTTCGAGTGGAACTATGAACAGATAACAAGTGATACTGTTAAGTTCTACCCGTTCACTGAACAGGGCACTAGCCGCACATGGAAGTTCAACAACCAAGGGAACACATCAATCTTAGACCATAATGAACAGATCTGGGACCCAACAGATCCGTGGTTGGAATATGACGCTGATGATCCGAATGGATGGGACGCAGGTCACCCAAATAACACAACCCGTTATTTGGCTCCGGGTTCATCATTCATCACCATCACAAACTCAATTGAAACGGTTGTCATTGACAACGTTCCACCTGCATTCGTTTCTGATAAAGGAACGGAATATGTTTGGATATGCGATAAGAAAACAAGAGCTGATGTAAAGCGTCACTGTGAATATGTTTTCCGTGATGATGCAGGACTTGATTTTAGAAACTTTGAAATCAAGATCGGCGACAACATCACCGTGTATAAGTATGATCGTCAAAAAGAAGGCGAGGAAGATTATGATCCAGAGGATGACTGGACTGTTGACCCTACTACTGGTGAGTTCTACATTGACCCAGAATCATTGAAGATTGCATCTGATGGCTTCCATACATACAAGGTTCAGTTTGACTTGCAGTATGGTACTGATGATGAAGAAATTGAAATCCTGAATGAAGACGGCCTAGCAATTACCGTTTGGGACAAAGCTGGTAACTCTTCAACCTACACATTTGGAACCAACGGCAGCCAGGAACGCAAGTGGATTCTTATTGACACAGTTGATGATATTTCAGAGCTTGAACCACTTGTCATCAAGTTCTATGATGCTGACCCATCAAATCTTGTCGTTGATGAAAATCAGCTAGGATCCGTCTGGTGTTCTGTCTATAACCCAAATAAAGATTTCTGGTGTATTGACATCAAAGCTGGTTTACTTGGCGGCTTGAATAAAGACGAATGCGAAAATGACAAACTGCATGACTTCCTATTGGGTGCTGATATTGACATCAGCACATACGATGACACTGAATATGAAAAGACAGGCGTAATTCGCTTTAAGCTCATAAACATTGACCGCGCTGGCTATCTTGAAGTTGACGCTTGGCTCGAAACAGGTGTTAAGCTGTTTGACGATATGTTGAAGACCTCAACATACGCAAAGGAAAAGTGTGGACCTTGGATTGTCATGGACTCTGAAGGTCGTAAGTATAACATACAGCGTTATGTTCCTAAGTACCTACGCCATACTGACTTCTATGAATTCATTAAGTTCTTTGAACTTTACTTGAATACTGTCTACACGAATATGACAAAGGGCACCAACATTTCAATCCTTGAAAAGATTGCGAAGATTGGCGACTTCAATGATATTGACCGTCTTGAAAATAGCATGATCTGGCATTATGCTAAACAGTTCGGTATGGAGTTCAACATTGACCTTCAGTCAATGCTTGACTTGAACCTTGGCTTCCATTACGATTCTGTTATTGACAGCAGAACCGAAGACGATGTTATTGACATCTTAAAGTATGCCTTGAAGAACCTTCCGATGTATAACCAGTTGAAGGGTTCAGAGAAGGGTATGGTCTTCGCCTTGAAGATGTTCTCGCTGTCATGCAAGGTCATTAACCTATGGTGTAAGCTTGGTCCTGAAGTGGAAGAAAACCCTGACTTCGTTGAAGAAGACCGAATGATTGACTTCACAAGCCATTTCTTGACATCAAGATTTAACCTTGAGTTCAACTCATTGAACTGCGACTTCCCAACCTTCAACGATAACCTTGAAGTATTCGTTCGCTTCTTGAAGAGCATCAAGCCTATCGTTCGTATCTTGAACTTGATTAAGTACACAATCATCTTTGAATACGATTTATATTGGCTCATGAACCCGTATGTTCATGATGACTTTGCTGAAGAAGGTCAGGACGCTCTTGACTATACCATCACTTGGAAGAACAAAGAAATTGATGAAATGGTTGAACGTTCAAGAATAGACTGGAAGGTAATGCACGCTAATCGTATTTGGATTGGGTTCCTTCCTGAGTCGGTTGATGTTGAAAAATCAGGCACGGACAATGCTGACGTTGAACCGGCTAACCTCTCAAATGCTTATACTTTGTTGTCAACCCTCTTGAACGAATCCCGTCACAAGTTCATATTCATGATGCGTGCTAAGTATAACATTGACTATGAAGTTCACTTCAAGGATAAGTATAGCGAAGACGGCTGGTATAAGCCAATGGACGGCGATACTCCGCGTTATGACCAGAAGGACCAGGAACAGCATTTTGAATTTGCTAAGGAAATCAAATTGACGGTCATAGACATTACTATGTGCGATAGTGGTTTCTACATTATTCCGAAAGACGGCGCAATGGCTACTCACCTTGCTGAATTTGTCAAGCCTGCATACTTCCTTCAGAACTACTGTGCTGACGAAGCTGAAAAGATTCGTGCTGCAGAAATTGCCAGAATTGAGGCATCATCTGAAACTCCTGAACAGAAGGCTGCTGACATTGCATATACAAGAAACCGCCTTGACATCAGGGTAACTATCACAAATCCAGATACCTGCAGCAATCTTGAAATGACAACGAAAATTCACCATGTTCCGGGTACTGAAATTTGTTATTGTGAACCTTTGGAGGTTGAACCACTCGAATAAATACAAAAAGGATGTGAGAAGATATGTCTAATAGTGATAAGCAAATAAACAGAAAATATAGCGATGTCAGAACGGGCGGGGCAGCATATCTAGAGTCACAAAAAGAATGCGTCATCACCCGTCATGGACAGACGAACATTTACAAGCAGGGTAACGGCTTTAAGTTCGCTCTTCAAGGCTATGCTCTGTTTAAGGATGTAAACAACTGGCTTTGGAACAAATGCATCAAGAACGTCAATGACGATGTTGACGGCGATGACGAAGATGCAGGCGACCGCGATGACGAGTTTGATTTTACTTGCCTTCGTAATTTGACGCTTGATGATGTTAAGAAGAATTTGAATGTTATCTTCAAGGGAGTGACATATTCATACGATGATAACCTTCACCGTCCAAACGCTGTCCAGTATGACAAGGCTTGGAATGATGTTGAAAATCACCTGTTCCCATTGCAGATTGCATATAACTATGATGAAGCCACTATCTCTGATACAGATGGTGACGGACAAGAAGACGATTATCAGAATGATTACGATAACACCTATGTTTCATACGATGTTGTCATCAACCGTGAACTTATTGACGTAATTGACGTAACTGGCGACCAGACCTTTGACGGTATCATTTATATTGCTCGTCCGTTCAAGAATGAACCACAGGACGATAACCTTGACATTCTTGACCCGCAAAAGCCAATCTTGTTCGCTATCTCATACTTCGGCGTTGATAAGCTAATGATTTTGAAGGACCAGAAAGATAGACTGGTCATGAACATTGAAATGCATGTTGGCTATGCCTATGATGAAGAAGGTGAAGACTCAATCGTTGACATTCAGGACAAGATCCCTACAGAATATAATGAAAACGGTTGGGTGCAGGGTATTCACCTTGCCAATGATGCAGTAGCAAACACAAAGAATTTAGAAGAATCATATGAAACTACAAATAAGTTATTCTTGACCACACTTAACGATGAAGAAGTCGGTTCTTATGATACATTCTCTAAGTTGAACATCATGTCAGAAGGACAGGATTCGGTACTGAATTCGGTTCCTCAGTTGATGTTCTCATTGGTGAACAGAAAAGGAAACAAATCATGGAACGGTCAACGCCTAGCATTTATCTATGCTTCAGGCAACCGTGCTCCGTTGTTCCGTATTGCAGAAATGGCTGGTGCAGGTAAGCAACGCATCAACCTTGAATTGCTTGGTGTGAATAACCTTTATAGAAACATAAAGGGCATTTACGGCAACTCTTTCATCTACTCACAAGAAAACGAATTGCCGACATCTGCATTTGATAACACATTCATCAACTCAGATGGCAACGTTCTTTATTCACACGCCGCAAACAACATCTCGTTCATCAACTCAAACGGCAACACCGTTCAGTCAGGAACAGAATCAGTCTTCCATGAATTTCCGGGTACCAACAACGTTACCTTTATGGAAACTGATAACTCAATTATCACTCCTTGGTATTCAACTTACTACACATCTGGCTATAAGGGAGACAAGGGAATTAAGGGTCATAAGGGCCGTATCACATGGACACCGTATACTGTCGGTGGTCACTTGTCGCAGCACTTCTTGATGGACTCTGATTATTCGTTCATCAACGGCCACAACAATTCTAACTTCCACGGCACCTATATTTCAACACCGTCCGCTAAGCACGTGTTTAGCGAGTATTCTCAGCACGACCTTGAAATCGGCAACATGTATGGTTACACAAATAACAACAGTGGTAACCTAATTGCTATCGGTCGTGGTTTGACATATGTAAAGGGCCAGGGCGATAAGATCCTCTTGGGTCACTTCAATATGAACGATACCGATCCTGACAACGTATTGGTTGTGGGTGACGGTTTCGTATCGGAAGATTACTTGAAGAAGATCAGCCACTTGCTATCTGGCTCAAATGACAACAACCGCTTCTATAATGCCATCGGATGTAAGGGCGTTAAGGGTGAAAGAGGCGACATGGTGAACTACTATCGCCATAACCTATTCACCGTTAACCGTCAGGGCTATGTGGGCATTTCCGATTACACAAACCCTGAAAACTCTGCACGATATGGCTTCAGCGGTATCACGGCATACTGTAAGGGCGCTAAATACGAAATCCCGTTCTCATCAGTATATGCTAAGTTGAATGTGTATGACTCAATGAAGGAGTTCCAGGACATCATTGACAACTATACCGACAAGGTTCAGGCAATAAACAACACAATGCCTACAAACATGAGTAAGGTTATTACTTCAGCAACTAGCCTTGAAAACCTATTCGGTAAAGACATCAGCGCAGTTAAGTCTAACTCAATCATCAACATCACTTATCAAACAACTGCTTCTAAGGCTGACCCTGGCTTCTCAACCACAGTCACTTCATACCGTATGTACATGGGTGAAAATGGCTTGGTTAAGACCTTTGACGTTCGTCGCGTATCTGCTTATAATTCGCTTCAGTATTTGTATCTGAGAGACACCGAAAACAACTTGACCGGTTTCTTCAGTATAAATAATTAAAGAAGACGAGTTATAACATGAAGATCATACATACATCAGATTTCAAAAACAATACTATCCTCGCTCACCGCGGTATCAAATGCGTGATCCGAGGATATGCTTTTGTCAAAGACACTAAGAAGTGGCTTGCTAAGAAGTATCAAGATCATTATGCGTTTGAAGATATTACACTGGAAGAACTGTGTAAGAACTGCACCCTCATCACTGATGAAGATAAGAATGATCCTGATGTACTGAATAACCTATTTGACGTTACATACGAACCTTGTTTGGAATTGACTGTTCCTGAGACTACTGATGCGAAGGGAACCGTGCTTGGTGGTGAAAAATTCGGCACATATAAGATTCGCATCAACTCAGCTTTGAACAACAAGATTCGTAAGGGTATTCAAGGAACTTACCGCGCCATCGTTCTAATCGGTGAAAAATACACCGAAGATCAGTGGCATGTAATCACTGAGAATAAATCATACATCGCGATGTTCATCTACTTTGATGGCAGCGAACCAAAATGCCAGGGCGAAAGTGCTTCCGGTTTGGAAATCGGTGAAAATTCGGCCTACACAATTAACTTGCAGTTCTCGCTGTCACAGTTAAGCGATATTCCTGACGGTAAAGAAGTTGAGCTTGACGCTGATTATGCCAAGATCATGCAGCAGTCAGTTCAAAAGGACCAGACAACGATTAAGTTGAGTTTGCCTGGTATCTTCCTTGTTCCTTCTGGCAAGGAATATAAGAACCGTGTTGAAATTGAAGACAATGTCAAGATTGAACATGAAGGTATTGCTTACATGGATAAGACATTCAATCTTATCCCGAATACCTACAAGAACAATAACATCTTCAATGTGACGCCGCGTGTAAACATTTTTGACGAACATGATGATAAGTTCGTTAAGCCACAGATGCTTCTTTCATACGGTAAGAAGACTGAAGGTGGCACATTTGATGCTCAGAGCATCGGCTTTGAATATGACCCGCGCTATTTCAAGATGAATGAAAAGGCACCATCAGCAGCAACCCGATTTGATTTGTTCGGTGGTGCTACAAAGCGTGAAACATCGACCTATGACGATACTCGCTTTGACCCGATGTCAGGCTACTTGCGTCTATTGTGTGACCGCGGTTATAACCTTGGTGGCGAAGATAACTTGTTTATCAAGGCAAATGACGTTTACGCTGACATGAGTCACGGCTCAATGATTATCGCTGATGATAACCGTGTTGAAGACAATACACAAACAACACATATCATTGACTCACGCGGCACTCGTGCTTCAGGTCTGTCTGCAGGTCATATCATTGACTCTGAAAAGATTTATACTCAGAACATGAACGGTCTTACAGCATTTGCTTCACAGCAGGCATCTGCTACTGCTGATTTGCCTGGTTATGATAAAACTAAGGACGATCCTTATCGTTGCCCTGACTGTGAAGGAACTGGTAAGATTGAAGAAAAGGAAGTTATTACACATTACATTGCTATCATTCATGAATGGCAAAACACCAAGTATTATTACTTGGTTGCTGATGGCCGTCTATGGCGACCTGAACCTTTGTGCGACAGTGAGACACCGCCGACTCAGGATGAAATCAATGCAATTCTAAAAACAAAAGAATTCGTTGAAGATGATTACTGTGACAGTGAAGAAGAAGCACGCGTTGTTGCTACTGACTATTGTGAAGACTCCGGCGGTTGGGCTGAACCATACGATATAGAAGGTTGCTTAACTGAAACAAAGACACATGGTGTTAAGTATTATGTTGCTTATATTGCACAAGGTCTTGCAGTTCACCGTGTTGCATTTAAGGTAGGCAATACTTATGAATCGCAAAGCCTTGACCATGGTGGAAACGTATCAAAGGAAGAATTCCAAACTGAATTAGATAATAGCGATCTTGTCACAGCAGAAATGGGATTTGACACCGCTAAAGAAGCTGAAGAATTCTTGAATGAAATTTGCAGATGGTGGGATGCTGGACATAATGATCCACCTAAGGTTTCTGGTGAGTCCATTTGGGTTTTGACCAAGGATGTTGAAGGTGGACATACATATGAAACATGTCCTCGCTGTGGCGGCGATGGTCGTTATGGCAATTACTCTCTGCCTGGCCGTTTGGCGATGATGGGCTTGAACGTTTCATCAATGGAATTTAACGGCTATAACAACTTCTTCATCGGCCATAAGGGTTTGATGTCAAACTTCGGCCATGACGCTATCATCTTTGGTAATCATAATGCTTGCGGCAACAAAGAATACAATATGTGCCAGACCTGTCTTGGCACTGGTCTGGTTGAATGTACCGCATGTATGAATGGTACCGACCATCCTACTGGTAAGATAAGTGCTCACCCGAACGTAACATGCTCTAGCTGTTATGGTTTTGGCTATGTGAATTATTCTGCAGAAAAGTGCATGTGGTGTTCGGGTACTGGCAGCAAGGATGGACAAACATGTCCTATCTGCCTAGGTCGTAATTCACATTCAGGCGTTGACCCGGAACACTGGGAAACACCATATACTTGTTCTGCATATACAGCTGTCACTGACGCAATTTATCAGTGCCAGCTTTGCGGCGGCACAAAGACAATCGTTGATGAAACTCAAACCGTTGAAATGCTTTGCTCTACTTGTTCAGGTTATGGACAGATGAAGGACCCTGTATGCAGCGGTATGGGTTTCATTCAAGACAATGAACACCAGATGCAAACATCTGCATGCCCAACTTGTTCTGAAACAATGATGACATGCCCGGTATGTAGCGGCAAGGGTTATTCAGGTGACGCTTCTTCAGGCGACCGTTGCGATTTCTGTGGCGGTGATAAGCGCGTATGTATCGTTTGTGAAGGCACAGGTGAACATACTTGCCCAGACTGTAATGGTGATTACACAAACTATCCTTGTCCTGAATGCAACATTGGTGAACCCGAAATGGAAGTTTGTCCAATCTGTCGTGGTCAACATATTTCTAATGGAAGCGCATACGCTAGCGTAACTGATAAGAACAAGATCATGGCATTCTTGCCTTCTGGTTCTACATCAGATACCCATGATTTGGCACATGACTTATACATTGACCTATTAGGCACCGGCGGAACCCGCTGCGAACGTTGTTGGGGTCAAGGCACAGTGCAAGAACATGCTTACATAGCAAAGGTAGACGCAGAATACACACCAGTTGCTTATATTAAAGAAACTGGCACAACTCTTGAACTTGTGGACAAGATTGAAGATGCAACGATCTTTGAAAACAGCACAACAGTTGAACAAGACATAAGAGACCGCTGGCATGTTGACCATCCAGATGATGTGCTTAGAAACCAACCTATTGTTGAATCTTGTCCAGACTGTAATGGCACAGGTTCTACAGACGGATACATCTTATGCCCATGCTGTAATAAGCTGTTTACTAATAAGTTCCTAACAACTACTGCATATATCGGATCTGTAGATTGGGGAACTGTGGGTGTATTCACTGAAACGATACCTTATACACAATACTCTAATACATTCTCAGCACTAAAGCCTACAGAATTGTGTTTGATAGATAGCCGATACTGTGGTCACCCTGGTTCAGCTTATAAGACTGTGACATATCATAGAAATGGTTTTCACGAGTGTGATTTCTGTGGCGGCCGTAAATTCTTGGTTCCTTCAGAATTTGAAAAGCTCGCGCCTTATGTTGGTGACGATGTAATGGATGCACTTGAAAGGATGGGATATGGCTATAATTCGTCACCTCACATGATGCAGGCTATGTGGTTTGGCGGTACTTATGGTTCACCTATTGTAGGTATGCTTTGCCCGCGTTGTTGTGACCTTAAAGCAGTTTCAGCTGAAGCTGAATTTTATAATTCACATGACAAACCTTCTGAACAGCTAAATTCATACATTCGTGCATTCTCTGGAATGAATATGTATGAAGCATTTACTCATAAGAACCTACAAGATACCGTTCTTGTGTATGATGGAGAAGAATGGGTTCCTACTGTTAAAAACATGATGGGATATCTTGGCGCTGATAACGGCTATACTGCTGCATGTAATGCATGTAACTATTTGGGTGAAGCTGAAACCGTCAATGATCTTGGAAAAATCATTTGCCCAACCTGTAATGAAGGCGTTGTGCCTTGTGAAGCCTGTAATGGTGCAAGACACTGGCTGTGCCCGACATGTTCTGGCCGCGGTGAAGTTGACTTCCGTCCGATCGTTGCATACGAAGATGGTAAGGTTATTGCGGTTGGCGATGGCTACTTCTATAAGAACCTAATGCCTGACCAGGATAACTTCAACATGTATCGTGACTATGTGAACATCAAGCCTGAAAACAACTGTGACTTGGATGTGGGACAGTACTTAAAGAGAATGAACTTGTTCTCTGTTGAAAACCATGGCCTATTGACTGTGCATAACAATAACTATGATGAAGTGCCTGACTCAAATGTTAAGCACCAGATTGCTGCTGACTTCTTTGCAGTTCGTTCTTGGGCTAAGTATGATTCGTTGCAGGAACGCTTCGCTAACCTTCAGAATGGTTGCTATGCTCCTGACGCTATCTACTTCACAAAGCGCACTGCACATAACGAAGAATGGAAGCTCCGTATCCGTGAACTTGATTACTTGATACATGACTCTTACATCAAGACTAACGCAAGCTGGTTGAAGACCGCAGCCTTGAACCAAGCCATCTCTGAGTTCTATAAGAAGAACAACACCTTTACCCTCCGTCTTGGTCCAATCATCACTTATGCTTGGAAGGGCGTCAAGGGCTCTAAGGGTGCTAAGGGAACTAAGGGCTGGAAGGGCCGCAAGGGAGTCAAGGGAGTCACCCTCGGTCTTAAGGGTAAGAAGGGCATGAAGGGTATGAAGGGACTCAAGGGAACTAAGGGTTATAAGGGAATGACACTCCAAGTTGTCAATAAGCGCTACAAGTATTACATTGAAGATATCTTGGCAGCGGTTAGAACCGAATTTGGTAAGTACATTTCAAATAACGGTAACCTTGGTAAGAACCCTGAAACTTATACCTTCTACTGTGTAAACGGTGACCCAACTGAAAACCTATACTTCAAGGGCGTCCGTCTCCGTAAGATGGCAAACGGTAACTATCAGACGCTGAACGCTGTCAAGGGTATCAAACCTGCACAAGTTCAACGAATTGTCTACAAGGATAACGGCTACTACGGTGAATACGGCGTTATGAACTTCAACTACGCTTACAGCAATAAGTTCTTGACCTAATCTTGTCTCAGCCATATAAATAAATTAAGTATGGCTGAGATTTTTACAAAAGACAATAACGGCGAAATGCAAAAGGTCGGCAATGTATCTGCCGACCAGTTTTCGCGCATACAGAATGACGCCAACATCGGTGACATCAAAAAAGAACTTGATGATTATTGGACAGAAGAAAAGTGTGGTAAACATTCTGACTTAAAAGCAAAGCACGGCACAATTCTTATGAAGAATCTCAAGGTGCCTGCGTCAGATTTCTTTGAACAGGTAAAAGACAATTACTTCAAGTTCCAGAATTTTGGACCGATCTCAATGAGCTCATTCTTAAAGAAGGCAAAGCTTGACCTCTATGTTCAACCTTCTTATGTTGAAGATTGCTTGAAAGTGACAACACCCCGTCCTGCTATTGGCCGTGGGGAATTCTTGTTTGTCGCTAACTTCAGCAACATCAATTTCTCAAAGGAAAGAGGTGACTTGATTGACACTGACGGAAACCGTATTGAAGTCAAGGGCAAGCACGCTAACTTCGGTTCCGATGGACCATACAAGCAAATGAACCAATCATTGATGTATGGTATCTATTCATTGTTCGGAACAAACACAGAGTCAAAAGATTTGACACTTGAAACGATGGAAGAACTGGAACGATTGATGTTGAAGAACCCGCAAAAACAGAGTAAGGTATTGGCACTGCTCCAAAATCTCAAAAACCCTAGCGCAAGTCTTACTAACCAGATGGTCGAGTTGTTCAATAGCACGCACGACCTCAAGCTTGTAATAGCGGCTACACACTTTTTAACCTATATGAAGGTTCAAAAGGCAAATTACATTTTGGTGCTGAATGACAATGTATTCTGGGGTTTCAAGACACCTTCTAACTTGCAGCAAGCCGCTGACATTATGAAGAACTTCAACATCAACGGTTGGATGACAGGCAACAAAGGTATTTCATTTACGGTAAAGAATGGCTAGTGAAGGAAGAACAATACTTGGCGGTTCAAACACTGGTGGTACTTATGTTGACCTCCAGGTTTGGATTGGCGACCCTAAAGATGCTACGAAAGGCATCACGGTGGAGAATGAATGCATTCAGTCCATTGACATTACAGAAAACTTGTTTACCACTTTGCCGACCATAAACATGGTCCTGACAGACTCAGGCCGTTTCTTCTTCCGTTATAACATTCGCATCGGTGATACATTGAATGTTAGAATGGGTCCAGCAGCGACAACAAAGGACGAGGAAGATCAGCAACCTGAACCTTACATCGCTGCGTCTTTCTCAGTGCAGACAGTCGTTGACATTCCGGATAACAGAAACAACACATACATTCATCGAGTGGTCGGTGTGTATAATGCACTGGGCTTTGTCAATAAGATTATTGAATACCCGAAAGGCAAGAGCCTTCTTGAACCAATTCCTATCAAGAAATCATCTGCTGAAGCAATGCAAGATGTTGTTCAGGAAGCAGGTCTTGGCTTTGTTGCTGATGTTGCTACTGCTGACCATTCATTCTGGCTAAATGCCAATGAAACGGCAGCACAGTTCTGTGAACGAATCCTCAAGCACACTTGGGTTGCTGATGATGACGCACCAGTTCTATATACTGATGTTGCCGGCACTGCACATTTGACTTCAGTGCAGACCATCGCCAAAAATAAGACACAGACTGAGTTTGGCGATATGCAGGCTCATGCTGATGGCGGTGACCCGAAGACACCAACCATCATGATTGATGATGTGTTCTGTCTGAATGCCGGCGGTCCTATTACGAACCAGGGCGGCTATAAGGTTCAAACAAGTTTCTATACTCCAAAGAACATGGCTTCATCACAGAACATGTCAGAGTTCCCTCAACATGGGCAAGGCATGCTTGGTGCTGCGGTGAAGGCTGTATCATCGCTATTCGGTGGAGGCACAAAGGATAGAAGCGAAGCATATCGTGAAAAAGAATACCAGCAAAATGATCCTTACCTTGGCGGCATTTCAAACAAGCAACAGTCTGAACGAGACAATGTGACCATTCATGCTGATGGTGGTATGCACTTTGATGAGTTGCATGACCATTATGAAGTCGCGCCATCGCATAACGAAATGATTCGTCGTTCGTTCTTCCAGAATTTTGTTCGCATTATGGTTGACACATCAAAGCAAGGTGACCTTTATCAGAAGGTGCAGTATCGCCCACGCCTTGCTTCGGCAGTCAAATGCGACTTCTCTAGCAGCCAGCGCATTGACTCAATTCACTCAGGTGAATATGCAGTCACTGAAATCGTTCATAAATACTCAAAGGGCGAACCGTATACACAAGCCATTACATTGGTAAATGATGGCTATTTTGATGTAGGTGAATAAATGATTAGTGATATTGACCAATACCGTGAAATTCTAAAGGGCGACAGTAAACAAGTTGTCCAAGATATGGTGCAGCCTCAGAAGGTTGAGCCACAGAATAACCGTTGGACTGGTAAAGTGGTTGACACAGCTGACCCTGACAAGCTAGGCCGTGTTCGTATCCGCGTCATTGGCTATTATGATAACCTGCCTGATGAAAACCTTCCTTGGGCAATACCTGACATCTCGTGGCTTGGCGGTAAATGTGGTTCACAAGTCATTCCTGAAATTGACTCGATGGTCCGTGGCTATTTTGACCAAGGTGACGTTCAGCGTCCTGTGTATGACTCGCTCGCTTTTAACGCCTACAACAGCGAAAGTGATTATACATCAAGACAGACAGGTTCTGAATATCCTCACAAAATGGTTCTTATGGAAACCGACCAAGGTGACTTCCTCACGCTGAATCGTAAGGATGGGCAGCTTTGCTTTACTCATCGCACTGGCGCCACAACCATCATTGACAAGAACGGCAACATTTCAGTTAAGACTGGAACGAACCAGAAGACATGGCTTGACATCACAGTGAATGGTGACTGCAACATCAATGTTAGCGGCAACGCAAATGTTTATGCACAGCAGAATGTGACTGTTGATGCAGGTATGTTTGTTGACCTCGGCAACAACCCAGCAAAGCAATTTGTAAACAATCTCCCTCAATGTCCTATATGTGGAATTATTCACAGTACACAACAAAAGGTTAGAACATAATAAATAAATGAAAGGACAGGCAAAAGTTCCCTTTGCTTGGTGGAATGTTGGTAGCATTCCACCTAACTTTTTATAAATACTATAGCGCTACCAACGCTAAAGAGAGGGAACATGAATTATAAGCACATTTATGATAGCTTAATTTATAAGTGTAAGAATAGAGAAAAACCTAATTCATACACTGAAAGACATCACATTTTGCCACGGTGCATGCAAGGTAATGATACTGAAGACAATTTGGTATTCTTAACAGCAAAAGAACATTTTGTTGCTCATCACCTACTTTGCAAGATTTATCCTACCAATCCTAAATTATGGTTTGCATTCAATGCAATGGTGCATTGGCGTTCTAAAAACACAAATAAGCGAACTGATGTGGTTAAACTTACCGCATCACAATATGAACAACTTCGCATAAAACGTAATGAAACAATTTCTAAATTGATGTCAGGTCGTTTTGTTTCAGAAGAAACTAAAGAAAAAATAAGAAAAATAAATTCAGGAAAAAAATTATCACAAGATCATAAAAACAAAATTAGTCAGAAAGCAAAGCAAGTAAAACATACTGCTGAATGGAATAAAAAGGTAAGCGAAGGATTAAAGAAATACAAATGCACGCCTGAACATGGCCGTCATATTGCAGAAGCAAAGAAAGGTAAACATATCAACTATAACATGAACTCAGCCAAACGCTTTCAGAACCAAGGTGGTGTGAACAATCTTCAAGCAATTAAGTATTACATTGATGGTGAACTAATTGGCTGTCAAAAAGAAGCAATTCTTTGGCTGGCTGAACGAATAGGCGTTTCACGCGGTAGCCGTAAATGGGCTAAGATATTACCATTCATCAAGGAACATAACTGCAACTTATCTCTAGTTGAAGTGCAGCAATTCGTCAAGGAGCACCTAAGATAAATATATTAGGTGGAACGATATGCCTTTAGTTAACGCAAGTAAGTATTTTCAGACTAAGTCTATCAAGCTCTCTGATAGCTTTATAGTTCGTATTGACGGCAAAGAAAGCTTTCGCTGCGCTGCGTTCACCGTTCCTAAAATTGCTGAATGGAATGAAGAAGAGTATAAGTTTGGCAACGTATCGCAGAAATTCCTAATCCCGAAGATTGACTTGAATTATGAACTTACCCTTGAACTTTATGAAGGGTATGATCCTGATGGCAAAATCAAGGAAGGCACGCTTCATAACAAGAAGCTGTTCTTCGGGCAGAAACATGACGGCCAGTCAATAGGCAACGGCTTTTATTCAGTTCAAGATTACACGACTCAAGGCTACACCCAGTTCAACGGTCAATACAATCTTGCTAACCACGACTTCAAAGAACTTGACATATTCATTTTGAACAACAGACTGTCACATGTCGTTTATGAATACCACTTTCACAATCTGAAGTTGACAAAAGCTGAACCGTATGAATTGAGCTATCAAGACGAATCATTGACAAAGTGGTCACTCGGCTTTACATTTGAGTCAATGGAAAAAGGCGCACCTGACAGTCCAATTCCTATTGACAAGGTATTTAAGTAATGGCATTAGCGGTTAAGAAATTCTTCGAGTTCAGACCTCACTTGCCGTTTAGGTTTGAGGTTGAAATCTTCGCCGGGCTTGATAGCCTGACGATGCCATTGAAGTATGCAGTGCAGTCAGCAAAGCTATCTGGCACTGAATGCGATATTGGCGCCGGTGCTGTTTATTTTGGAAATGGGTATAAGACCATTCCTATCTTTAATGTTTCATCACGCACATTGACAATTTCATTTGAAGAAACTGACCAGATGCGTGTATTGAACTTCTGTGACAAGCTCGTTGCTTCACAACGAAATGGGCTACCTCATGTCGTTGGTATTCGTTTAACTGAATATGATACTCGCTTCAGACACATTGTATCTGATAAGTACTATAAGTGCATCATGAAAGACTACGATGAGCCAGCTTTTTCACGAACAGGTGGACCTGGCATTGTTGGCATGACAGTCACATTCAATGTTATGTCAGAGCAACCTTGGAACGCTAATGCCGATCATGGTGTTGGTAAACAAGAAAAGACAAATCTTGATGATGACGCATTCATTAACACAATGGATGTTGCTCGTGACTCACAGCAAACACCGTCACTTATCATTGACCATAACGGCTTGATGAAGGAGTTCCAAGAAGCCTTCAAAGCTGGAAAAGATGCAAAGCGTCAAGAAGCTCAGTCTTCGTATGGTTCTGATGGCAACGGCGGTAAATATGCTCCGCCTGGTAAACAGATGCCTGCTACTGGTGGCATTGGACAAAACGGCGTCACCCGTGAAAACCTCAAGAAGCTCGCAAAAGCTGAGTTCACTGGAACGAATGGCGCCGGCAGAAAAGAAGGCGATGCCAATCTTGTATACCTCAATGATCTTGACGGCGGTAAACAGAAGGGTAACTTTGGTATGGGCAACACCCAGAAGTATCTCGAAGGTCTCGGCGTCAAGAACGAAAAGTTCACCATCATTGATACACGAACTGGACAGGCTTATACTGGCACTATGGAAGAACTAACAAATGTGATGAAAGAAAAAGGTGGTGCTTCTGGTGCTAAATCATCGTGGCGTCTTGATGATAAATCTGCGGCACGCATTGAAGAAATTTCAATGGGTCATGTTGCTGACCAGATGCAAAAGAATGTTGATAAAGATATTCTTGCTGCGATGGATGCTGGCACTATTGGTGGATTAGCCCATATTGAATACGGCGCTGGCGGTGCATTGAAGACACTTGGCGGCTACATGAGTGCACATAAGGAAGAGGTGCTCGCTGAACTCAAGAAGAACAACGGTCAGCTCTCTGATGAATTCGTCAACAAGATGATGGGTGACCAAAAGGTCAAATCTGTTCTGTATAAGGAATGGACAGTCACTGAAGGTAAACATGCCGGCGAAAGAAAGGCGGTTGACCGAAGAGGACGTTTGACAGGTAAATCAGGTCACTCGATGCGTTCATTGAATTAAGACTAAAAAGGCGGCGTTTTTCAACGCCGCTTTATTTTACTTAATTTCAGGTTTTGTGATAATGCCAACGATTGAAGGCGGTACCCCATCAGGAATATCTTCAAGGTCGCATGCACAGATCTTCACTTGGACTTTCTGTTTCAAGAACTTGTAGTTGACTTCGTCCTTGTTCATAATCTTTTCATTGAGCTCGGCATATTCTTTGTCAAGTTTTTCCTGTTCATTTGTGAACTCAACATTCATGTCAGTAAAGACCGGTTGCTTGTTCTCATCAAAGATTGGGTTACCCTGCTCGTCACGGTCAACATACTTCATGATAACCGCTTTCATCTTTGAACAGTATTCCAAATACTTAGGGTCGTTCTTTTCATCATAGACGCCTTGCATAAGCTGGGAATAAGGTGTGCCTAGCAGCAAAGTGTTGTTATAGATGAGCAAGCCCCAAGAAGCAGGGAATGCGGTACTGTCAATGTTCTGATGGCAGTACTCAAACATTTTCTGAATTTCAAACAAAGCAACTTCAATTTTCTTTTCGTATAACTTTGCCATGTTGTCTCCTATGATTCCATAAATCTTGCAAGACCAGATACACCGTCAGTCGGATCATCAATGGTATTGATGTTGTCAAAGTAGTCAAGGCCGCTGACCATTCTCTTTTCTCTGTCCTTGATTTGGTTAACGCTTAATATGATGCTATTTGAAACGATCTGCGTAATGAATGCGAAAGCAGAGGAACCGCGAGCAGGATCATATCTGTTTATGTATGTAAATGCACAGATCAGTGCATCTTGAATGATGTCATTTATGTCATCAGGATTCCGCAACGAGGTTCTTAACTTGTATGAATTGATGCGACCGTTAATAATCAGCAAGAAGTCTTCACAGAGTTCGTTCTTTACTTTCTCAAACTCAGCGTCAAACGCTCGCTTTTCTTCGGGGGTGAAAGCATCATACTTAGCTTGCAGTGCTTCAATGGATTTGACTTTGTTGATGATAAAATCTTTACCTAGCTCAAACTTCTGACCGTCAATCTTTTCACTGTTTCTCTTATGTTCAAGTCGCTGGAGATAGTTAGCACACCAATCTCCCTTGTCATTAATGTTCATACTATTGTAAAGATTCACCACCTCACGCAATCTTTTGTTATTGACGTATTCAGGCATAGAATCTCCTTCTTCTTATTTTGATTTTGTATGCTGGTATAAAAATAATAAAAATATGGGATCTTTGAAGACCCCATGAAAATTTTCCGAGGTATGATGTTAATGAGTTCTGTAGGATTTGCTTCGTGCCTGGGCTTGTGCTGCTTGAGCCTTTGCCTTGGCTGCTGCTTCCTGTTTTGCAGTTTCTTCGTTTTCTTCCTTAATCATCACATTGGTCAATTCGGCTATCATCTCGAACTCAGGCCACGGAGTATCATCGCTTAACTGGTAAGTCAGATACTTCGTAATCTTTAGTTCAAGCTGAATAACATCACGGATGTTAATCTGTCCGAAAAGCGCCTGTTCTGATATCAAGCACTCAATCATATTGGTGCCGTGGCAGTGAGGACACTCAATGTCAAACTTCATGTCAAAGCCAGCGTCATACTGCTTAACAACATTCAACAGATATGTATAGTCAAGCGCCTTCAGCTTCATAATGAAACCGATGGGATCGGCTACATCAATCATTCTCGCCATCTTCTGAACGTCAGGGTCGTTATCTGTAATTTTCAAATCTTTGACTGTGGGTAGTTTGATTTTTACAACTTGCCCCGAACGAGGTAATGTGACCTCGCCTGGCGCTTGCTGCAGTTGAATGATCGGAATGTCGTCCAATGCTATCGTATGTTCAAACGGACGCTTACAGCTCTGACACTTACCGATGCTGATTCTATATCCGTTTTCCTTCATGAACGAGTTTGCTCGCAGCCAGAAGATCAGATATGTTCTGTCGCAAAGCGCCAGCTCTGAAATGCTTATATTTGTATAGAAGCACCTTTCCAGTATCTCGTTCACGATACGTTCTGCAGTCACATCAGTCATCAAAGCCAGGAACTTGATATCTTGAATGGTCAAGAACCTTCCTTTGATAAAGGAGCCTTCAGGATAGCAGAAGCCTCTAGAGGGTAGATCTTCAATGTCTATCGGAATGTAATTGTATTTCTCATGTTGCTGCAACAAAATTAGCCTCCAATGTACCTGTAAAGACGCCGTTCACAACGACGCCATTGTTTGATAAGCATTTACCAACAATGAAA